GACCGAGTGACTCAGGGGCGGGGAGAAATCTCCGCCCCTTTTTGTTGTGTCTAAATAGAGCATAGCCTCTCGGAGAACACTATGGGCGCAACCACACGCAATCCTTCCAATCGCGACTACCTGCAAAGCACCAAGTTCAAATTCAACATGGCGCGGTTGCCGGGTGTTACATACTTCTGCCAGACGGTCAACCTTCCCGGTCTTTCCCTGACCGAAGTAATCAGACCTACCCCATTCATCGACCTGTATATGCCGGGTGAAAAGTTGATATATGACTCATTGAACTTAACCTTCATCATCAACGAAGACCTCTCGGATTGGGAACAGATGCACGACTGGATTCGGGCTATGACCTTCCCGCGTGAGTTTGAGGAATATGCCAATCTCGGCAAACTCTCAGCCGCGTCACAGATTCGGGTTGGTTCCAAAACACCACCGCAGTATACAGACGGATCGGTGACTATCTTCACCAACAAGAACAACCCACAGATTCGGGTGAATTTCAAGGACTTGTTCCCTACGACTCTAGGTGGAATTCAATTTAACTCAATGGACTCAGCCGAGAACATCCTCACCTGCGATGCGAGCTTCAAGTTTTCTTATTACAATATCGAAAAGGTTTGATTTTCTTATTGAAATATGATACCATAATGATATGGTTTTGATGAGGATTTTGTCATGAGTAACTTCGAAGCGCCCACCCTTGAACGACTGATCACGGAATGGGAAAATGATGCCAAGGTAGACACCACTGATGCGGGTAAAGAAATGATCCGCATCCCCTTGATGCATTCTAAGTACAATAAGTATCTCTCCCTGCACAAGCTTGCGAAGGCACGGCAGGAAGCGGAACTGTACAAACTGCGCAAGCAGAAGTGGATGTACTACAGTGGCAAGCTGACACAGCAGGAGCTAGCCGAGTTGGGTTGGGAACCTTTCGCGTTCCTCCTCAAGTCAGATATGTCGGTGTTCATGGATGGCGACATTGAAATCCAGAAAGTCGGGGCAAGAATCACACTCCATGAAGAGTGCGTATCCTTCTGCGTCAATGTCATGAAGGAACTCAACAACCGCACATGGCAGATGAAGGAATGGATGGCATGGGAGAGATTCAGCCGTGGTGGGTAAACTGACACAAGCTACTTTTCAAATTGTCGTACCAAAGATGGTGGGTGGCTACCGTCTAGGTAAAGGACTGTACAGTTGGAAGTTGAAACTGGAACACAAGCCAAGATGGTTCCACCGATTCTGTATGAATCTGTTCTTTGGTATCTCATGGGAAGATGATGATTGATGTTCATGTCGAACAAATTGACAACGTATGGGCGCGTGTAGTATGTGAAGATTCGATAGCACAAGAACTATCAGACTTCTTTACCTTCGCTGTTCCTAACGCACACTTCTCGCCTCAATACAAGAGCAAGTATTGGGACGGGAAGATTCGTCTATTCTCGACTAAGACACACAAGATTTACGTAGGGTTGATTCCTTACGTTGGATTGTTTTGTAAGGAGAACGACTACACTTTCTCCCACATGGTATTCAAAGGGATTCCGCTGATCGCAAAGACGGAACACATTCAAGAGTATGGAATACCTCTCAAGCCTTTCGAATACCAGTACGCAGGTTTCCTCCACGCACTAAACAACAAGCGGTCGGTGATTGTTTCGCCAACCGCCTCTGGCAAATCGCTGATGATCTACATGATCGTGCGTTGGCTCTTATCTAACGGTAGGAAGCGTGGGCTGTTGATCGTTCCTACAACTTCTCTAGTCGAGCAGATGAACAGTGACTTCGCATCTTACGGCTGGAACGTAGCCGAAAACTGCAACATGGTCTACTACGGCAAAGACAAGTTCAAAGATGCCAAGCTGACTATCTCCACATGGCAGTCGATCTATGACATGCCGAAGCCGTTCTTCAAAGCCTTTGATTTCGTGATCGGTGATGAAGCTCACCAGTTCAAGGCAGACTCGCTCAAGAAGATCATGACAGGACTAGTCAACTGCGACTACCGTATAGGAACTACCGGCACACTGGACGACAGTAAAGTACACAAGCTGGTACTAGAAGGACTCTTCGGACCAGTCAAGAAGGTAGCCAATTCCAAGGATCTGATGGGCAAGCAACTGGCTACCTTGAGTATTGAGTGTGTTGTCCTCAAGTATCCAGAAGAGGTCTGCAAGTCAGTCAAGGGATTCGACTACGTATCAGAAATGGATTTCCTGATCGGCAATCCTCGGCGGAACAACTTCATTGCGAATCTTGCAGGTGTCCGCAAGGGTAATACACTCGTCCTATATACCTATGTGGATAAGCATGGTAAAGTGCTGTATGATCTGATCAAGACCAAATTTCCAAACCGTAAGGTGTTCTTCGTATGTGGAGACACCGAAGCACTAGAAAGGGAGGAAGTCAGACGCATTACCGAGCAGGAAAAGGATGCCATCATTGTCGCCTCATACGGGACATTCTCTACTGGCACCAACATTCGTAATCTACACAATGCGATACTTGCTTCGCCTAGCAAGTCGAAGATACGAGTTCTACAGTCTCTTGGAAGGATCCTGAGACTAGGAGACAACAAGACCTCTGCAACCCTGTTCGACATTGCCGACGATCTACGCTACAAGTCATACACCAATTTCACATTGAAGCACTACGAGGAACGAATCAAGATTTACAATGGGGAAAAGTTCAATTTCAAAACCCATAACATAGGAATAGGACCATGAACAATCCGCATCATCTCGTTTTCCTAAAAATGCGCACAGGTGAAGATATCGTCGGATATCTTCTCCCTAAGAGTGAAGTCGATACAGGCTATGCGATAGGCAAGCCTCTTTACATGCGTGTCGAAACAGACATGTCTACCGGCAGACAAATGATTGAAGTTAGGGAAGTGCTACCACCACTTTTGGTGGACGTAGACACTTTTCTAGTCCCTGTTGAGGAAGTAAGACTAATTACACCAATACGAGACTCTTTCAAAGAGGAACTCGACTCTGTAATCAGACTTTTCTATTCGGTTAAACCTCGTCCAAGGAAGAATGACGATGGTAGTAAGGTTGTTCCCTTTGGTGGGAGAGATTCTTCTAAGATTCATTGAGTTCTTATATCCCTTTTTCAACAACTACACAGTTGATTGTACACACATTCGGAGGCTTTGTCAAATCATTATGGCTAGAACTAATTACATTGATAACAAACTGTTCTTCAAAGAGATGGTCACATACCGGAAGGCGGTACGAAAAGCAAAGCGAGAAGGCGCTCCGAAGCCGAGACTACCCGAATATGTCGGGGAGTGCTTCATGAAGATCGCGGAGAACCTGTCACATAAACCTAATTTCCTTTCGTACACGTTCCGCGAGGAAATGAAATCTGACGCAATCGAAAACTGCGTCATGTACGCAGATAATTTCAATCCGGCTAAGTCTAAGAATCCGTTCGCCTACTTCACTCAGATCGTCTACTACGCATTTCTAAGACGAATTCAACGAGAGAAGAAACAATTGTATGTGAAGTATAAGTCTACTGAGATGCACGGCATTCTGGATGACTTCGACCAGATGGAATCGGAAGACGGCATGACTCGTCAATTTGAGATGTACGACAATATTTCCGAATTCATCCAAAACTTCGAAGACGCCAGAGCGAAGAAAAAGGAAAAGGCTAAAAGAAACCTTGAGAAGTTCATTGAATAATATTGCAAAGTGTGCTATACTATAGGTGAGTGACTCATTTTAATTGGAGTTTAGCATGGCGACGAGAAAGAAAGCGAAAGAGAAAACCTTCGTAGAACGTTGGAGAGTGGATATCATCGAAACGGAACGCGGTTGGGGCAGCAAGGTAGATGAGAGCAAATACTTCAAGAGCCTCAAGCGAGCGCAGAACTTCGTAGTGAAGTACAACGCGAAGAACAATGAGCCTGTGGTTCCCGCATGGTATATGTACGCCACGGCACCTTTCAAGGCAATGGTTGAAGAGACAGAATGAAACTAGCTATTCTCGGGGACACTCATTTTGGAATGAGGAATGATAGTGCTGCGTTCAATGCGCTAGCCCGTCAGTTTTACACCGAAGTTTTCTTCCCCTATCTGAAAGCCAATCGCATTACTAGCGTAGTCCAGCTAGGTGACTTGTTTGACAGACGCAAGTTTGTCAACTTCAACACGCTCGCAACAGCCAAAGAGTATTTCTTTGACCCTATGCGCGAGTACGATTTGCATGTGCTGATTGGCAATCACGATATCTTCTATCGCAACACGTTAGAGGTCAACTCTCCGCAGTTGCTCCTGAGTGAGTATCGGAACATCAAGCTATACACCAGACCAGAAACGTTCACTATCGGCGGCATGACTTTCGACTTCATCCCATGGATATGCGAAGAGAACAGTGCTGCCGTCGCGGAGTTTGTCTCTACCACCAGATCATCCCATTGCTTCGGACACCTTGAGTTAGCCGGATTCGAAATGGATCGTGGCAACTTCTGTCATGAAGGTATGGACATGAACCTGTTCAACCGCTATGAACAAGTCATATCCGGTCACTTCCATCACACCTCGCGCAAGGGAAACATCCTGTACGCAGGCGTTCCATATCAGATGACATGGGCAGATTGGAATGACCCGAAGGGATTCTGGATCCTTGACACCGAGACTCGCGAGCTAGAGTTCGTAGAGAATCCACATACAATCTACATCAAGCTGCCGTACAATGACGAGGAACTGTATTTTGACGATGTAACCAAACATGACTTCTCGGCATACACCGGCAAGTACGTGAAGGTCGTAGTGGTCAAAAAGAGTAACTCGTTCCTGTTCGAAACTCTGATGGATCTGCTACAGAAAGCGAATCCGATTGATGTGACGGTAGTGGAAGATTTCTCCGACGTTGGACTGCCGGGAAGCGATGAAGATATTGATCAAGGTGATGACACCATGGCAATCATTGACAAGGTGGTAGATGGATTGGAAATCGACTTGCAAAAGCCGCGACTAAAGAGTATACTGAGGGCAGTGTACACAGAGGCGCTAGCCGTTGAATCATGATTGTATTTCACACGATCCGTTGGAAGAACCTACTTTCAACTGGTAACATCTTTACCGAGATTAGACTCGACACCCACGCCAACACCCTGATCGTGGGTGAGAATGGTACGGGTAAGTCAACCATCATGGATGCGTTGACCTTTGTGCTGTTCGGCAAGCCTTACCGTAATATCAATAAGCCGCAGCTAGTCAATTCAATCAATCTCAAGGACTGCTTAGTGGAATTAGAGTTCACTACCGGCAGTAGAAAGTATTTGATTCGCCGTGGTATCAAGCCTAACCTGTTTGAGATTTACGCAGACGGATTCCTGATGAATCAAGACGCTCGCGCGAAAGATTATCAGGATATGCTTGAGCGCATGATCATCAAGATGAACTACAAGTCGTTCACGCAGATCGTGGTTTTGGGCGCGGCATCATTCACCCCGTTCATGCAGTTAACAGCCGCAGATCGCCGTGCAGTCATCGAAGACCTTCTCGACATTCAGATTTTCTCCAACATGAACCTGATCGTCAAGAACCGGCAGCAGATACTCAAGGAAGAAATGAACGAACTGCGGATCCGCTTGGATTCCGTCAAGGAAAAGATTGACCTCCATAAGCGTCATATTGACGATATGAAGAAGAACAATCAGGAAATGATCGACGGCAAGCGGACACAGATTGAGAACGCCAAGCATACGATTGTGGAACTGGAAACCCAAGCAAGGGAGATTCAAGTCGAGATTGATGCTCTCAACCTTCAGATTGTGGACGCTGCAACGCTCCATGAACGCAATATGAAGTTGACCACCTACGAAGCGAAGATAGATAATAACAAGAAGAAGTTGGAGAAGGAAGTGTCCTTCTACCAGAACAACGATACGTGTCCCTCTTGTAAGCAAGCTATCGACCCGGCTGTTAAAGAGTCTCGCATCCATGAATGTACCAACAAGGTCGCGGAACTGGACACCGGGCTTCTCAAGTTAGAGGAAGAACGAAATGATGTTGTCGGAAGACTCAAAAGAATTGCTGGACTGGTTGACCAAATTAACACCCATGGAAAAGAGCATAGTAATGTGTCTAGTTCCATTGTTCATAGTAGACGTTACGTTGATCTTCTGGAATCAGAGATTGGACGACTTATGGGTGGCAAGCTTGTCTCTACTGACACCGAAGAACAAAGTAAGCTCCTCTTTGACGAACTCACCACCCACATCGAAAGACGCAAGGAAGTCTCGGAAGAAAAAGTCTACCTCGACGCCGCCTCGCAACTCCTGAAAGACGGTGGTATCAAGACCCGCATCATCCGGCAGTACCTCCCCATCATTAACAAGCTGGTAAACAAGTATCTGGCTGCGATGGACTTCTTCGTGAACTTCACCATTGACGAGGAGTTCAAGGAAACCATCAAGTCGCGTCATCGGGATTACTTCTCCTACGAGAATTTCTCGGAAGGTGAGAAGCAGAAAATTGACTTGGCATTGCTCCTGACTTGGAGGGCAGTGGCGAGGATCAAGAACAGTGTCAGTACAAACCTACTGGTGCTGGACGAGACATTCGATTCAAGTCTGGATTCCAAGGGAACGGATGCGCTTCTGGATATCCTGCATAGCCTGCCGGATAACACCAACGTATTCGTCATATCACACAAGGATCAGTTGCACGACAAGTTCAACCAGTCCATTCGCTTTGAGAAGAAGCAAAACTTCAGCAGGATAGTACCATGAGCAACCTAAGCGGCAACAGAAAAGTTCGATTCATAGACGGTGAGTTGGTAGAGTATGAGGTTCTGCCGTTGGTAGACCAGTACGATCCTATTCTGCGAACGCCCACGGTTCCGGTAGGCTTCGAACACATTGCGGGTGGTGAAGTAGCCTACCTCGCAATGTCCATGATGGAATCCCTCAATCACCATCAGGGGTTAGGGCTGTCAGCCAATCAGGTAGGATTGAGGCACCGGATGTTTGCCATGAGTCGCAGGGATATCAACAAAGTCTGGTGCCTGATCAATCCTGAGATTCTGAGTATCTCTACGAACATGGTGGAAACTAAGGAAGGCTGTCTTTCGTTCCCTAACATCTTCATTCCAATCAAACGTCCTGATTGGGTTGAGCTAGGATTCCAAGCCGTCAACGGCGAATTTGTGAAGCACAAGTTCGAAGGCATCGAAGCGGCAGTCGCGCTTCATGAATTGGATCATCTAAAGGGTGTCTGTTTTACTGATCTTATCTCGCCGCTAAAACTCGACATGATGAAAAGACGCTCGAAAAACATGCTGCGCCGGATCAAACGCGCACCGGACCTTGTAAGTCGTTGATTCTCAAAAGGTTCTAGGGCTTGCAAATCCCTAGAAAACCTGTCAAACTGGTGGCACAGTAGAGATTTTATGTCGAACCTATCAGTCACCAAATCGGTCCTCGCGAAGCTACTCGCTAGCGAAAATATCACGGTAGTCCATGATTCCAAAATCAAGACTGCCATGTTCGACACTACGGCTCGCGTCCTGTATCTGCCCGTTTGGGAAGTGATGGACGGTCCCCTGTACGATTTGCTGGTAGGGCATGAAGACGGTCACGCACTGCATACGCCTGATCGCGAATGGAATGCCGCAATCGACGCGCATCCGAAAGACGTTACCTACAAAGACTGCATGAACATCATCGAAGATGCTCGCATCGAAAAGATGATCAAGCGCAGCTACCCCGGTTTGAACCGTTCGTTCGCAATCGGCTACCGAGACTTGTTTGATCGCGATTTCTTCGGCGTCAACACTCTCAAAGACTATAGTTCCCTGAACATCCTTGACCGCATCAACTTGTATTTCAAGTGCGGCGGATTCATCGTTCTCCCATTCTCGGATGAAGAGCGAGTCATCGTGCGCGACATTACCGACGCCGAGACATTCGAACAAGTCCTCGAAATCACTGATCGCGTCTACAAACACGCGCAGGAAGAGGAAGAGAACAAAATCGCGAACATGGAAGACCTGACTGAGCAGTTGCTCAAGCAGTTCGAAGACGGTTTGCGCGAGCAGATGGATACCCAAAAGTCGGACAAGAAAGGCGAGAAGTCGAACGAGTCTGGCAAGGAAAAGGGCAAGAGCGGAAAAGCATCCGACAAAGCATCCGACAAAAAGCCGGAATCATCCGATGAAAAGGGTAAGGGTACCGGAAAAGAAAAGTCCAAGGAAAAGGGCAAGGGTGAAGGCAAGGAAAAGGGCAAGGGCAAGGAAGAGTCTGAGACTTCTTCTAGCGAAGGCGGCAAGGATAGCGGCGACAAGGAACCGAAAAAGAGTGTCGAGTCTGTTACAGACCGCACGTTCCGCCAGCGACAGGAAGAGTTGGTACAGGACGGCGTGGAAGTTCACACCTTCACGTTCCCTAAGCCGATTCTTTCCAGCATCATCGTTCCGCCGAAGGTCATCACCGACCGGTTCTTCGATAATGCCAAGTCTGCGAATCTCCAGAACACCCCCATGGTCAAGACTTGCGTAGACCGATTCACCGAGAACAACAAGCGATATATCGCCATGTTGATCAAGGAATTCGAAATGCGCAAGAATGCCAAGCAGTATGCGCGAACTACTACGGCTCGCACTGGCGAACTCGACATGGGCAAGCTGCATCAGTACAAGTTCAATAACGACCTGTTCCGCAAGATCAGTGTTGTTCAGAAGGGCAAGAGCCACGGCATCGTGCTTTTCTTGGACATGTCCTCTTCGATGCGCCCGGTGTTTGGTCCGACGATGGAACAGACCTTGATCCTCGCGACCTTCTGCAAAAAGATCGGCATCCCGTTCGATGTATACGGTTTCTCGGATGATTCTGCGTTCCTCTATCATTCTACCGCGAAGGGCGCGTTGAAGGCTGCTTTCACGCAGTCGAAGTTCCAGAAGGTTCATTCTGATAGCTATACGATTTCATCCGAGTCGGGCTTCCACTTGAAGCACTTGCTCGGTTCAAGTTTCTCTCCGATGCAGTATCGCGCATCTTTCGAAATGCTCGCGGTGGTGTCGATGAACTTCATGAACAAGCGGTTCCCGTATATCAAGCTGGATTGGTCTAGCAATGGTTTCCGGTTGTCCGGTACTCCGTTCATCCAGACCCTTATGGCTTCGCGTCCTATGATCGAAGACTTCAAGGCGAAGCATCAGGTTGACATTTGTAATGTCATCTACCTTACGGACGGCGAGGGTTGCAGCGCGTTCGACTTCAACTTCAAGGTTGAGGAAGGCTACGATCCAGTAACCAACACCATGAAGCGAGTTTCTCAGCGTATCTACTTTGTGGATCAGAGAACAAAGCAGAAGGTGGAAATCCCGCAGTTTGGTACGGCTCGGCAGCAGTCGAAGATCACCGAATTCGTTCGGCAGCTTACCGGTTGCAAGCACATTGGTTTCTACCTTGCTGACGGTGGTACGATCAATGGCAAGCTTGAGAATCGTCAAGAGTCTATGACTCCTACCGAGGGCAAGACCCTCAAGGACTTCTACAGGGCGAATGACTATTTCAGCTACCCGCATATCGGCTACGATATCTACTATTACATGCGCTCGCGCAGTGAGAATATCGAAGACGGCGAATTGACACTCACCCCTGATATGAACACGCAGAAGATCACTACTGCATTCTCTAATATGCAAGAGAACAAGAAACGCAACCGGGCGCTAGTGTCCAGTTTGGCGCAGGAATTTGCGGCATAATTCGTAAGTGATTGATTCGCAAAGAATTCGCACGATTGCATTTTGAGCGCAAATGGTTCATAATGGGACATAGATAGTATTTTGGATAACAG